ACGAAGAAGTAAGGGCCTCCGCTTCCGAAAATACCCGGTCACCCCCTACCAGAAGCAGGCCCTCGCTTCCCTGCAGCCGCCGGAGGATTTGACCGTCTCCGAATGGGCAGAGCGATACCGCGTCCTGGACGCGAAGACGTCAGGAAGCCCCGGCCCCTGGCGGAACGACAAAACCCCCTACCTCGTAGGCATCATGGATGAGCTATGCAACTACGAGACGGAGGAGGTCATCTTTGTGAAGCCTACGCAGGTGGGCGGAACAGAGACCATCCTGAACAGCATCGGACGGATCATCCAGCAAGACCCATCGCCCACCATGGTGGTCTACCCCTCGGACACCCTGGGGGAGAGCATCAAAAAGAACCGCATCGACCCAATGCTCAACGCCTCGCCGGAGCTGAAGCGCCGGTACCATGAGAGCGATTCCTCCGTTTCGGAGCTTCAGTTTGATGGGATGTACCTGGTCATCGTCGGCTCCAACAGCCCATCGCAGCTGGCCAGCCGCCCCATTCGGAACCTCTTCCTGGATGAGGTGGACAAATACCCCGGCGCATCGAAGAAGGAGTCCGACCCCATCTCACTGGCCACGGAGCGGACGAAGACCTTCCGCAACCGGAAGATCTTCAAGACCTCCACCCCCACCCTGAAGACCGGGCACATCTGGAAAGCCATGGAGGCCGCAGACCAAATCCGGCATTATTTCGTGCCCTGCCCCCATTGCGGGGAGTACATCGAACTGGTCTGGCAGCAGGTCAAATTTCCGAACGAAGACGGCATGACCTACGCAGACCGGGCAGAGTTCGCCGTTTATGAATGCCAGAACTGCCACGGCATCATTACCGACCGGCACAAGCCGGAGATGCTCCGCCATGGGGAGTGGCGCACAGTAGAGGAAAAGACCCAGTTCCCCCGCAAGGTGGCCTTCTGGATCAACACCCTCTACAGCCCCTTCGTCCGGTTTTCGGAGATGGTCAAGGCGTTCCTCACCAGCAAGGATGACCCCGACCTCTTCCAGAACTTCACCAACAGCTGGCTCGCGGAGCCGTGGGAGGACACAAAGTTGAAGACCAACGCCGACCTCGTCCTGGAGCGGCAGACCACGCTGCCGGAGTTCATCGTCCCCAAGTGGGCACGGCTCCTGACCGCCGGAATCGACGTCCAGGAGACCAGCATCTACTACACCATCCGAGCCTGGGGGAATTACCTGACCTCCCAGAACATCGCCCACGGGCAGGTCTACAATTTCGCGGAGATTGAGCGGATCATGAACCTGCAGTACGCCAGGGAGGAAAGCGGGGAGCCGCTGGTGGTCTCCCTGGCCCTGGTGGACAGCGGCGACAACACCGACCTGGTCTACGACTTCTGCGCCAGCAACGCAGACTGGGCGCTGCCCAGCAAGGGATCGTCCCACCCGATGGATACCCACTTCAGGATCTCCAAGGTGAACAAGACCGACAGCAGAGCCTACGGAATGCAGCTGGCCATCATCGAAACCGGGAAGTACAAGGACATGATCGCAGGCCGTATGCGGAAAAGGAACGGCACCGGCAGCTGGATGGTCTACCGGGGCTGCGACCGGGAGTATGCGGAGCAGGTGACCGCAGAGCACAAGGTCAACGTCAAGAGCGGCCAGCGCACCATCCAGGCATGGGTACTCAAGACTTCCCACGCGGACAACCATCTGCTGGACTGCGAGGTTTACGCCATGTGCGCCGCCGATATGCTCGGCGCTCGCACCTTCCACCTGGAGGAACTGGAGATGCCGCCCAGGGCGGAGGCACAAAAGGAACCGGCTCCCACGCCGGAGGAAAACTGGATCGGCCAGAACGACGGCTGGTTATCGGAGGGATAAGGCATGGACAATGACTACACGCCCCAGCAGAGGCTCCAGGAAGTGAACAAGGCCATCCAGGCCGTCCTCCTGGGCGGACAGAGCTATAAAATCGGCTCCCGGAGCCTGACCAGGGCAGACCTCGCCCTGCTTCGGGCCATGCGGGACGATCTCGAAGCACAGATCGCCAGCGAGGGCAACAGCCATCTGCTGGACAACACCTACGTCGCTTTTTTCGAGGGGAGGTGATGGGATGAACTGGCTGGACACAATCATCGGCTGGATCAGCCCAGAGGCAGGGGCCAGACGCGAGGCATGGCGGCAAGTCCTGGCGGAGCAGCGCCACTACGATGCCGGAGACCACCGGCGGCTCAACAACGGCTGGTACGCCACCAACCAGAGCGCCGAATACACCGACCGGTACAGTCGGGACGCTGTCCGGGCCAGGTCGAGAGACCTGGAGCGCAACAGCGACATGATGAATTCCGTGATCGGCCCCTTCGTTCGGAACGTGGTCGGCAAGGGCCTGGTGCTTCAGGCGGAGACCGGAGACACCGATCTCAACAGGGAGATCGAAAAGCTGTGGAAAGTTTGGTGCAAAAAGAGGAACTGCGACGTCACCGGCACCCAGAGCCTGAATCAGATCCTCCGCATGGCCGTCCGCAGGAAGAAGGTAGACGGCGGAATCATTTTTGTGAAGCGATACACCGCAGGCGGCGTCCTCCCCTTCAAGCTCCAAATGTTCGAGGTGGATGAGCTGGACGCCTCCCAGGTCGCCCCAAAGCACAAGGGGAACCGAGTGGTCGGCGGCATTGAGTACAACCGGTACAACGCCCCCGTCGGCTATTGGATCAGGCAGTACACCCTGGACGGCATGACCACCATCGACCCGATCTACCTCGACGCCAACGACGTGATCTTCTACTTCAGCAAGCGCCGCCCCTCCCAGCTTCGGGAGATGAGCGACATGAGCCAGACGGTCACCCGCATCCGGGACGCAAACGAATTCATGGTGGCCGTTTCAGTCAAGCAGCGGATTGAGGCCTGCCTCTCGGTCTTTATCAAGAGGGCTATCCCGACCGCAGGCATTGGGCGGGGCAGCGCCCCATCCGGCCCCCGGCACACCTACGACGGGAAGACCATCTCCCCCGGCATGATCAAGGAGATGAACGTAGGCGATGAAATCCAGGTGGTCAACCCCCAGGGGCAGGCCCCCGACGCCGCCAGCTATATCAAACTGCAGCAGCGGCTCATCGGAGCAGGCCAGGGCATCAGCTATGAGGCGACCGCCCGTGACATGAGCGAGGCCAACTACTCCAGCGCCCGCCAGGGCTTGATCGAGGACAGCATGACCTACGCGGAGGAAGACGAGCTTCTGGCCGACGTCCTCGACGAGATCTACGAGACCTTCATCATTTCAGCCGTCCTGGCCGGGGCACTGAACATTCGGGACTTCTGGAGGGATAAGGATCGGTATTTTTCCCACTCCTTCACCAAGCCCCCGAAGGACTGGATCGACCCCAACAAAGAAACCGTGGCCACGAAGACAGCCCTGCAGACAGGCCAGAAGACCTTCAAGCAGATCGCCGCCGAAAACGGCCAGGACTGGAGAAAGCAGATCGATGACATCTGCGAGGTAATCAAATACGCCCGTGACGAACACGGAATCGACCTGGGAGGTGTAATCCTTGGACAGAAAAAGACAGACGGCCTCTATGCCGATGAGGAAGAGCCTCCGGCAACCGGCCAGGGTACCGCAGGCACCGTCCCCGCTTCCCTCCCTTCGGAGCCGGGAACTGGAGAGCAGCAGCCCGGAGGCGGCGAGGACGGCGGAGAAGACGAAGATGAATAACCTCCGCCGCTACGGCACACTGCAGCGAATGGACGGCGAGGGCAATGAGCGGAAGTTCATCCTGTCCTTCTCTTCGGAGCAGCCCGTGACGCGGTGGTTCGGGGTGGAAATCCTCGACCACGGCCCCGGAGCCGTTGACCTCACCCGGCTGAACGACATCGGGTGCCTACTCTTTAACCACAACAGGGACAAGGTGGTCGGCAAGATCAACCGGGCCTGGGTGGAGGGATACCGAGGGTACGCAGAGGTGGAATTTGACACCGATGACGAATCCGAGGTCATCTACCAAAAGGTGCGGAGCGAGACCCTGAAGGGAGTCTCGGTCGGATACCGCATCGATTCACTGGAGGAAGTCCTGGCTGGGAAGACCAGCGCAGACGGCAGATTCACAGGGCCATGCGAAATTGCGAGGAAGTGGTGCCCCCTCGAAATTTCCATCGTCTCGGTACCGGCTGACGAAACGGTCGGCGTGGGCCGAGAGGCGGAGCAACCCAGAGAAATCCCGCTGGCCGTCTTCGAAAGCCAACTTCAAATCAATCTGAACAACAGCAGGAGGTAAATGCTATGAACAAGCAGCAGCAGAGAGCCGCCAAAATCGCTCGCCAGCAGCAGCTGGTGAACGCAGCCAAGGCGGCGAACCGCTCCCTCACCACGGAGGAGCAGAGTGAATTTGACACCCTGCAGAGGGAGATCGACACCCTGACCGCCGAGATTGCCGCCGAGGAGGCCCAGCAGCAGCGGCAGGCCACTGGCACCAACCCGGAGGGCACTCCCGCACCGGAGGGCACCCCCACTGACGCCCAGAGAGCCGTCGAGGCAGAGCGCACCCGCATCACCGACATCACCGCCATGTGCCGGGACTTCGGCGTAGACCCGGCGGACTACATCTCCAACGGCACCACCGTGGATCAGGTCAGGGCGGCGATCCTCGAACAGCTCCGCACGAACCGCGCCCCCCTGTCCACCAGCGTCCAGGTGACCGGCTCCGGAGAAGACGAATTCCGCAGAGACGCCTCCGACGCTCTCCTGCTTCGGTGCTCCCGCGTGGCGGTGGAGAACCCCACCCCCGGCGCACGTCAGCTGCAGGGCATGAGCCTGCGCGACCTGGGCATCGAATGCCTGATGCGGGACGGGCAGCACAACGCCAGCGCCCTGCTCCGCATGAGCGGCGATGACCTCTACGCGGAACTGAGCCGCCAGTTCTACAACCCCACCGCAGCCTTCCCCGCCATTCTGGATGAGACCATCCGCAAGAGCATCGTCTACCTGTACAACCATGTGCCTACCACCTTCCAGGCCTTCACCACCACCGGGAGCCTGAAGGACTTCAAGCAGACCGCAGACCACGAGTACGTCATCGGCGGCGTGGGCGACTTCCTGCTGGTGCCGGAGAACGGCGAACTCAAGGCCGACACGCCCAGAACCGACCGCCTGCCCCAGCGCAAGCTGGACACCTACGGGAAGCAGTTCAGCATGACCCGTCAGGCATTCATCAACGATGACATCGGCTTCCTGACCGAAGTTCCCGGCCTCTATGCCACGGCGGCGAAGAAGACCATCGACAAGCAGGTGTACAAGCTGCTCTTCGAGAACAAGGCCATCTTCGACGGCAAGAAGTTCTTCAGCGCGGATCACCGCAACCACATCACCACCGGCAGCAAGCCCTCCCAGGCCAGCATCCAGCAGATCATCCTGAAGATGCAGCAGCAGGTGGATCAGTTCGGGGAGGCCATCTACATCACCCCCCGCACCATCGTGGTACCCGTTGGCTACGAGTTCGACCTGGCCGTCATTCTCCACTCCACCCAGGTGACCGGCTCCAACAACAACGACATCAACCCGCTGTACAACTACCCCCTGCAGATCGTCCAGTCTCCCGTGCTGAACGCCCTGGCGGGTACCGGAGCTTGTCCCTGGTTCATGGTGGCCAGCAGCGACAGCGCCCGTGGCATCCAGGTGGACTACCTGAACGGCCAGGAGACCCCCACCGTCCGCCGCATGGAGGTACCCGGCACCCTGGGCTTCGTCTGGGATATGTACCTCGACTGGGGCATCAGCGTCCGCGACTTCCGCGGCATCGCCCGGAACGACGGCGTAGCCCTGCCCACCGTTTGATCGGAGAAAGGAGCGATAGAACATGGCTACCAGCAACGCCACCTACGTCCAGCGCGGTGAAGCCCTGGACTACACCAACAGCACGGAGGCCGTCATCCCCGCCGGTTCCGTGGTCAGCCTGACCACCCGCATCGGCGTGGCCGGGACGAACATCGACCCCGGAGCCGTCGGCTCCATCCATGTGGTCGGCGTCTTCTCTATGGACAAGACCGACAGCGAGGAAGTGGCGATGGGCGATGCCCTCTACTTCGACACCGCCACCGGCAAGATCACTAAGACCGGCACCAGCGCCACGCCTCCCGCCGGTTACGCCGCCGCCCCCTCCGCCGCAGCGGATACCACCGTCCTGGTCAACATCGGCCATCCCCCGGCCCCCGTCGCAGCCGCAGGATAATCCCCCATGGACGAGAGCGAGGGCAAGCGCCTCCTGCTGGCACAGGCCTACATTGAGGCCGATGGCGGTCTGACCCTCTACCGCCCCGGAGACCTCCTGCCCTCGGACAGCCCAGATGCGGAGGCCTGGGTGGAGGCTGGGAGCGCCATCTGGGTAGACGCAGACTACCAGCCCCCTACCTATGCACGGGCCAAACCGGCGACCGCTCCGGCTGGGCTCCCCCGCCCTGCCGGGGGGGGGGGGGG